ATGCACCCTGGATGAATGCGGCAACATCAACAGCCTGGTCGTCTGTCGGCATCGTCGATGCGGCAAAGGTCAAGCCGTACCACATGCCGGACAGGTTCGCCAAGGCGGTGGCGCACTCAACGGGTGTCTCTGCGGCGTAGCCAGGGACTGGAACCAGTGCGGTTGCGCTGGTCAGTTTCAATTGCGCGGAAATGTCTGTTCCAGAGGCGGCAGCAGAGGCATAACCCACGCTCGAGGACGCGCCAGTGGTTGCGCTGGTGATGACAAAGCGAGAGCCATCCCATGCTGCGGTTGCGCCAGTCAGCACAGTGTTGATCTCAGATGCAACGCCATTCAGATTCGTTGCGGCAGAGAAGTCCAGGCCAGTGACAGATTGCTCAACGCCATCGATGCTGATCTTGAAAGAGCCAGTGGTGATGCTCGTCCAGTTCGCCATCGCCTGCTCTGCGGTGGTCAGAATGCCGCCCTGAATCAGGCCAGCAGTTGCGGTGCGAAGCCAGCGACCAATCATCAACTGATTGGGGCGAGGCGTTTGACCGAAGTACAGTGATGCACTCAGATATTCCGGTGCAGAAGTACCGAAGTCCTCTGCGACAGATTCCAAGTCCACATAGGTGCGGATGCGATCACGACCGTTGATGACGTTGCTGTCACCAGCAACCAACAGCGTGCCAAATCCACGGCGTGCGGCAGCCAGAGGTGCCAGGTTGACGGTGGCGCGAACCAACCGTCCAATATTCAAGCCTTGAGCCATTTTCTTTCTCCTAGTTAAGCCGACACGTTGATTTGCTCGGTCAGCGGTTGCTGTTCCGCATCCTCTGCATAGATCGTCCCGTAGGCCCCGACCAAATGCAGAATGTTGTATGTCCGACGAATCTCTCGATTGACCGTCATCGTAATGTCGGCGCGGTCGAAAAATCTGTCATTCACCAACTCTGGTGCGTGCGTAATGTCTGAAAACCCATCGATTCCCATTCCTTGCGAGAACAATTGCTCTCTATTTTGCGCGATAAGTTCGAGACCGTCACGCAAAATGCCTGCATTCACCAAACAATCAGGCCCATAAAAAGCACAAAGCAGATCAAGTTGCTCGTGCCTCAGCAGATTCGCGCCACCAGAGTTGAGTTGCTCGTGGTATGCGCCCTGCTCTGGGCGTTGAGAGATGATGGCAAAGCCACACCAGTTGGTGTCGATCGAAGGCACTGGTGGCGGGTTTTGCTGCCACATGGGGCGAACCATTGCGGCAGGCAGTCCGGTCACGCCAACGATCACGCTTTGCAGGAATCGGCGCAGAGCAAGCCCGTCGATCGACGACGAGGATTGCGTCAGGTAGCCGCCAGTTGCGCTTGAGTTAGACATGCGCTGCCTCCAACTTGCAGATGGCCTTGGTAAAGCCTGCCCCGTAGTTCAGGAAATCCTCGACAACTTCCGCGACCTGATAACGTTTGCCACTCCAGACGATCACGTCTGCATACCCGCCAGGGCTTTCTGCGTGTAATGCGCCCTTGTAGAACACATCAATCAGATCGGACAGGCGAGCACCTTCTGGCACTCTTTCGAGGCTTTCTGTGCCTGCGCCCTGAACCACGGCAGTGATCGTGCTCGAAGTCTCTGTCATGACGTTTTCGCCATAGGTGTTGACTGTCGAGGAGCGACGAATCAGAGTCACCGAGTTGGTGAAATCTGGGTCTGTCAGCAGTTCGGAAACGTCGATGAGAGCCATCAGTCCTCCCTCACCACATAGGTCACGGAGTTGAGCAACTGCCCTGTCCGAATGAGTGGTTTTGTCCCAGACTTGCCCTTGCGAGCACGAGCCTCAAGAGTTGATTCAGCCAACGGAGCGAATCCCTCGCCCTGCTGGATGCGTTTCTTGACGCTGGCCTGAGCAATCAGACCGGCAGCGTTGAGGCCCTGGTCGATTGTTGCTTGGCCCGTGATGGCTTTCTTGGCAAATGACTTCAAGACCTCGGCGCACTTCGCGCTGGCAGCCTTGACCCCAGGAACCAAAAAAGGACGGGCAGGAATGTTTCGTGCGGCACTGCCATTCTCGTGAATGTAGCCAAGTGCGGCGTTTGTGATCGGGCCATCCTTGCGTGCGGACTTGTCGGCAGGAATGCCGATCAGCACCTTCTTGCCTGCCATGTCTTCAATGGCAGCCATGATGCGTGCTGTGTCGTCCTTCAGGATGGAGACGGTCATAGTTGGTAAGCCCCCTGCCCAATCAATCGCACGAGTTGGATGTACTGGCGACCGTAGACGGTCTGGTTCCAGTGGCCTGCGTTCGGCAGCATGACGCTGGCGTTGTCGTAGGACACATTGACCGAGCCAACTGCCTTGCTCGAAATCGGGCCACCTGCGCCACCAGGCAGGCCACCAGCAGCGGATGCGGCGGCGTTCTGTGCGGCAAGGGTGATGTTGTGCGCTGTGAACAACTCCACAGCATTGGTGTACAGATCGCCAAAGCGGTCTGCGGAAATGAGGCGTTCCCCCATCCCCGACCAAAAGGTCAGGGACGAGTTGGGGAAACGGGTGGTGTCCGAGAACTCGGGAAAGTCGAGACGGAACTGAGCCAAATCCATTACTTGCCCCTGCGGGTTTTCTTGGCTTCAGGCTGTTCAGCCTCTTCTTCTTTGACGGGTTCTGCGGCTGCTCGCATGATGACTGCATCACCGTCCTTGACGAGAGCATCGAAGAACCAGTCGCCCTTCACGTCTGCGTCAGGAACGGCATGCAGCCCTTTGCCGTAGGTCACGCCATTGAGGGTGACGGGTCGGTTGAATTGGACTTGCATGCCGATCTCCTTTAGATACCGTCTGCGTAGCGGACAGTCTCGGGGTAGACGAACTCGACTTCACCGAAGGCCCAGATGTACGGGGCGTTGAACTTGATGCCAAGGTAGTACGGGGTCTCGCGACGAATCGGAACCATTGGGAAGCGGACGCGATCTTCGTTGTTGGTGTAGGCCACCATACGATCTGCGCCAGCAGCACCACGGCCAGTCAGCCACTTGACAGGCTGAATGTCCAGCTTGCGACCGTTGACGCGCAGGCTGATGCTGTTGTCTTCCAGGAAGGTCAGAATCGACACGTTGCCTGCAGTGCTGATCTTTTGACCGGCGATGTAAGCGAATTGTGCGGGAGGCAGCAACAGCTTGTCAGGGCAAACAGCGAAGCCCGAAGCAGACCAGGCGGCCTGAATCAGATCGTTCACGTCCTTCAGGATTTCATCGGGAGTCTTGTTGACCCACAGAGGCGAGCCGCCAGTGCCGTTTGGCACAGAGCCAGAGGTCACTTCGGAACTGTTCAACAGGCCCTTGGAGCCAGTGGACGTGTCGCCGGTGTAGACCATCTCGTCGGTGCTCATCTGGTACATGGTGTTCAGAGCGTTGAACTTCTGCTGGTCGATGGGTTGACCGATCAGTTGGCTGCGCTCGAGTTCCACGGACGAGTAGGAGACTTCCTGACCCAGCAAACGCAGGGGCAGAGTCACACGCTCGCCATTGATGGACACACCAGGCAGAGTGGTCGTGTTGGGCGACAACCAGGGCTTGCCAGTGGCAGCCTGAGTACCTACGCCACCGAAAGACGAACGGATGAACGAGGTGGACTCGTTCGCCATCGTGATGCCGGTGCGGAGGTTGATGTCACGGCCCCAGGTCACATTGACCAGAGGTTCATACAACTTCTTGTCGAGGTTGTCGAGTTGGTTGACGTAAAACGCCAGAGTAGAGTCAAAGGTTTTCATTGTGGTGCTCCTTAAGCGATGCGGATTTCAGCGATGTTGCTGGCATCTTTGCCATCAACGGCCCAGGTCACGCCGGTCAGCGCAACGCACTTGCCAGAGTCGGCGGCGGTTTCAAAGTCGCCAACCAGTTTGCCAGTGTCAGCAGTCACGCGAACGAACACGGAGCCGCCACGGACGGGAGTGCCTTGAGTGCAGACCACGTTCACGTAGCCTTTGACAACAATGCCCTGCACCGATGCGGTGTTGGGCGTGCCGCCAGCGTAGGTTTGCACGAGGTCGCCAGCAATGCTGGGAGCCACGCGAGAGAGAACACCTGCAAAAACTGCAGCAGTGTCGCCAGAGGCGATCTTTTCAAACTTGCCAGAGACGAGTTTGACGGGAGCACCGAAGGCGGTAGGGGCTTGGGCTGCGTTAAGCAGGCCGGATTCAACGATGGTGTCATCAGGACGGGTTACGTCACCGGCAACACCTGCGGGAGCGCGATAAAGGAAGCTGGTCATGGTCTTTCTCCTTAAGATTTGCCGTAACGTGCGGCGTTCAGGGCGTTAATTTTCTCAGGGGTCATTTCACCGGCTTTCATGCCAGGAAGCGAATCCAGAGAAACACGGGTTTGGGTGAGTTGGCTGCGGCGCACACCCTTCATCATTTCCGAGGCTGCGACAAACAGCAAATCCTTGTCTGCTTGATCGTATGCCTTGCCTGCGAGCAGGGTGGAGATGATGGCTTTGCCTTCCTCTGTGCCAAAAGCGGCATCGAGGGCCTTGGACTTCACGTCTTTGGACTTGGCAATGCCAGGTGCAAGAATCTCAGCACGAGCAACGGTCTCTGCGTCCAGGGAAACCTCCCCTTCTTCATTTTCCTCTTCGCCCTCGCTGGCCTCTTCGCCTAGCAACTTCATCAGAGCCTTCTCGATGGTGACGAGACGCTCTTCGAGAGTTTTCATTTGCTCAGGATCGTGGTCTGCTTTCATCTCGTCGGCAGGCATTTCACCGTCAGCAGGCATTTCGCCCTCTTTCGGTTGCTCGTCTGCTTTGTACATGTCCGCAGGTTTGGAGTCGGCAGGCTTCATCGCGGCCTCAATCGCGTCGAGACGCTTCATGAGGGCTGCGAGCATTTCGCCAACGTCCTGATCCTTCGCCACAGGGGTTTCTTCAGGCATGGCTTCATCGAGTGCCTTCCCGAATAGCCCCATGAGTTTCTCTTTCATGGTCATGGGTTTTTTCTCCTTTGGTGCGTGATCGAAAATGGCACATTCTGAACCGCACCGTCCAGAAGCCACAAGTGCTACATGATTGCCAATGATATTCTCCTGGCGGCCTCTGCCTGGAGCCTCTTCGACATATTCTGCCTCATATCCACACGAAACCTCGCGCAGACGCTTTGATTTGACTGCGGAAATAGCCTCGAAATCAGTGATGAGAAGGTCAGCCAATAACTTGTCTGCGTCCTCGCCTTCACCAGGCCGGACGTTTTGCACCACGCCAACAGCAAGGGCACGCCAGTTTTCAGGCGTGACGAAATCGTCTGGGTGGTTGATCGTGACGGGCTTGCCTTCAAACGAGGCGATGGTCTCTGGGTCGTGAATATCCTCGACTGTCCGAGTGATGACCGTGTGTCCGTTTTTGCCAGCATCGATCGGGGTCTCGCCTGGGGCATAGAGAAGCTCGCCAGTGCGGGTGATCGGAACAGCCTCGCAGATCAGGAAGCCCTCGGGGGTTTCGCTGATTCGCTCTGACAGGCTGGCGGTTGAATAGTATCGCTTGGCAACGTCACGAGACTTGCCTGCGGCTTTGTAGGCGATGGCGGCTGCCTGCTCTGGGGAGTGTCCCGAGCGAATCAACTCCGCAATGTTCTCGCCAATCACCTCTTGCGAGGAGCCTTTTTTCAATGGCATCGATGAATCTCCTGCCCGTTTATCTGCTGCATCCATGCGGCTGACAATGTTGCGTGCCCAAGACTGGCCTGCATCGCCACCCCACAATGCCCACGCAATGCGTCCGGCACTCGGGAATCCTTGCTCGCCAGGGCGATATCCTTGCCCATTTTTGTCAACCTCATGTCTCGAAAAATACGAGTGCATGCGTGTAATGGTATCAAATGAGAGGTTTTTACGGTTGGAAATGTCACGAGCACGCGCAACGCCAATCTCTGTGCCGCCACGATTGTGCTCTTTGCGCCACTCAAGACCGCGTTCGGCCTCGGCTGCCATTGCCTCAGTCGGTCTGGTGTCGATCTCGATGCCTTTGTAGGTCGCCATATCAATCTTCGGTTTCAATCCAAGTGAAGTCGGCGGTAATTTCGGTCGCACCTGCTGGCGTTAATTTGAAGATGTAATCGGTGTTTGGCTTCAGCAACCATTCAATCGGGATGGTGGTATCGCCACCAACCCTATTCGCGCCTTGACCGGATGCGAATATCTTAGATTTGTTCAACAGCAGGCCATCGGCTGAAACCTCGGTTCCCGAAAACACGGTCAAGTGAGCCCCTTGAGGATTCACGCGATTCCGTGCAATGACTGTTTGTGCAGTGCCTGCATTTGTAACGGTCGGGGCTTCAAAAAACTCGACCAATACTGCATTTGACGCAGCTATCAAGTGATAACCAAGCAAATGCACCACCTTGCCATTCGTGCGACCAAGCAGATACGTCACGCCGGAAATAGAGCCAACAAACGAGAAGTTAAACGCTTTCCCTTCATGAACATAAACGGCTTCAGGATTTATGATCTTGAGCATGCCGTAGTCATCCACGACATTATGGATTTCGTTTTCCTCATTGACCATGCGCCCCGTTTGCGGGGGCGATGTTGTTGAGTGTTGGTGTCGTGGTCTGCATAAATCACATTCTCCGTCATGTCAAGCACAAACACAATACATTTTCAGTCAGGGATGATTGGTTCAGCAAAGCACCGGCAATTCCAAATCTCGCCAGGGCCATGCCTGCCTTCGCCTGGTATCTCTGGCGGGTCATCAAACCTGAAAATCTTGCCTTGCATTGCGCGGTGGGTGTCTCGTACATCACCGTCCTCGGCGGTCTGCCAGATGTAGTGAGTGGCCCCGACATACTGGGCGCGTGCCTGCGTGATCGCGGCATTGGCTTTGGCTGTCTCTGTACGAGCAATCAGGGTGGCGCGGTTGACCGTCACCCCTTCGGTTCTGGCGATCTCGGCTGCGGCTTCGTCTGCGCGTTTGCCCCCCAGTGCGGCTTGCTGGGCAATACTCTGCGCTCTCAGGCCAGCCTCGATGGGCAGGGACTTGATGAGTGCGACCTGCTCCTGCTGGAGCATCTTGGCGACTGCGCCTGTTGCCGATTCCTCAAACATCCGGCGAAAAGACTCTCCGACCTTCTTGGACTGGGCAAGATAGGCACGCTTGTTGTAGGCCTCGACCGACTTGACCATGCCCGAGACGATTCTCTCCGACCAAGGCCCAAGTGCCTCGGCATAGGCTTTGAGGGCTGCGTCCATCTTGACCTGGTCGCGGATTTTGGCCCCGTCCACGTGGGATGTGATGATGCCAGCGACGATGCGAGCCACCTTCCGCAATTCCACGGCGTAGCGGCGTTCGATGCCGCGAGGTGCCTCGAATCGATTAGCCATTGAGCCAAGCCTTGCGCAGATCACCGGTCCCGAGCCACGTCTTGATGGCTCGGGTATTGCTCTCCCAGCGATCCGCAAAGTGCTCAGGGTCCAGCCCACTGAGCAGGATGATGTCTTTCAAGCTCTTGAGGATGTTGTCGGTCACATAGGTAACCGAGTGCGTGTACGAGTAGGTGGCGACGGTGCTCATGACTTGAGGAAACCTCCGAGGTCGAGCGACAGCGCTTGCCCAGCATCGTCCTGCGCCTGCGGCAAGCCCTCGACAGGCATCGGAGGCGGTTCAGTTTTGGCCTGGTCGATTTCCTCTTGCGTGATGTTGCTGAACACCCCAGTCGATTCGCTGGATTGCTTGAGTTCTTGCAGCGCAACATCGGCAGAGATGATTCCGGCGTTGAATGCAGCCACCACAGTGTTGGTCACGGCGGTCGAAATGTCAGCCTTCTCCTTGGAGGAGGTCTGCCAGAGAGCCACGAAGTCGAAGTCGAAGCTCTGAGGCGCAGGCGTGCCAAAGAGCGACTGGTGCATCACCTGAAGCACGCGCATCAGGCCATCGCGCAGTCGGCTTTCCTGCTGACTTGCCACGTTGTCGTAGTACATCCGAAGGTCAGATTCCCCCGTTGCACTCAATCCGGCAGGCGATTGACCAAACAGACGGACTAAGGGAATACCCGTAGCACCGGCAATCTGCTGACCGAATTGCAAGATCATGTCGGACAGGCCGGAGAAGGTGTAACTGTGAGCCTGGAAGGTGTCCTCTTTGTCCAGCAGGGTCAGGCCTTCGTTGGTTTGCAGCATTCGCATGTGGTGGAACATCTGCAGCAGGTTTTCCTCTGCCTTGCCACCAGCGGCAAGCACTTCGCGCAACTTGTCGATCTGGACAGTGCGAAGGTGGGCCTTCTGGATGAGGTTGGCTGCGCCCGATGTGGCGGTGTCGAAAGCCACCAGGCGGTCATACATTCGCTCAACGACCGACTCGCCCCACATCTGCTCGGTGATGGCCTGGTAAGCGGGAAGCTGCACCCCGATCTGGCGAATCACTCGGGTGTGGTGGATGCGGACATTGCTGACTTGCCCTGTGGTCACATCCGAGATCACGTCATAGAACATCGGCAGGCCATAATCCATGCCATCGACCACGATGTTTTGCAGGGATGGCTGAAGCTGCCAGCGGTCAAAAACCCGAAGGCCACGGAATTGGCCTCGTCCAATCGTTGAGGTGTTCAATGGGGTCGAGGGGTCTTGCCCGTCAACAACGATCATGGCGACAGCACCACCATAGAGCCTGCCCCATTTGATGGCATCCAGCAGCGAAGCCCAAACGCCAAGGCGGGTCATCGCCACTTGCATTTGCTCGATCTGCTCTGGCTGGCTGTCACCCTTGATGTTGATGCCTGCGCGGGTCATGTCCTCTGCGATCGAATCGACTGCTGCCCCGACAATCCAGGAGCCTCGATACATGGCCTCCAACTTGATGCGGTTTCGCGTGAGCAGGTCGAAGATGTATGTGCCTTCGGAAAAGACGTTCTGCGCCCCCAGGCCCATTCGGGCTGCAAGGTTGGCAAACCCATCGCGGGTATTTGCTGCGGTGTCGGTTGCCTGCTGTTGCACTTGGCGGCGTTGTCGTCTGCTCATATCATTCGTTCCCATATGTTGGCTGCGTTGCTCGATGCCAGCATGTCGTTGATTGCATCGATCATCGGGTCGACCTGGTCATCGTGGGCGTGCGTGTCATCGGCAGAGAAAGATTCACATTCGCTGACAAAGTCGCTCACAAATGGCGCATCTTGTGGTAATGATACCTGCCCTGACTCGATGTAGCCAACAATATCCAGCAATCTGGTGTATTTGTCTTTGGTGCGCTGAATGCCTGCGACAGGGATTTGCGCTTTGGTTTTGAGGCCCTGAATTAACCCAGTGCCCGATGCCTTGTCCTCGATCTTCATCTGGCGCAATTGACCAAATTTGCCCGTGTCGGCTGCCTGATGCTTTTGCCAAAAGGCAATCGCTCTGCGTTCGAGTTCTGGGGCTTCCCATTTGCCACGAATCAAATCGAGCAGGTAGGCTTTCCCGTCCTTGCCTTTGCCCCAGCATTCAAAGACCGAGTAGTCGTTTCGCTCGGCTGTCTTTTGCGCGGTGTCGGCGTAGATGATGCGGTAATCAATCACTGGCGGTTGCTGGTGCATCTGGAACCACTCGGTCTTGACGATGCGGCCTCCCCTCGGGTTTGGTCGCTGCTGCAACTGTCCTGCGATCGCGTGCGAGCCGAGCGAGGCCTCCAACTCGGCAACCTTGGCCTCCGAGAATCGCTCGGGGAACATCAACTCGCCCTCGACCTTGCGCGGGTCGCCCTTGCCGGACACCCACTTGCTGCGGCCTGCCTCGTATCGCATCGGAATCAGCAGGTGGTCATACCCAAGCTCAAGGGCCACGTCCGACACATCACCCACGGCAAGACGCTGCATGATGATGACGATGGCTGAATCGTCGTTGTTCACACGGCTGGGCAGGGCCTCTCGGAATGTCACCGCATCGGCTGCCAGCTTCACTCGACTGTTTGCGTCATCCACCGAGTGCGGGTCGTCCAGGATGACCCTGTCGCCACGAGCACCAGTCATTGACCCGAAGGCCATTGCCTCACGAAATCCGGTCTTGGCGTTCTCAAACTTGGTCTTGGCGTTCTGGTCACCAGTCAACTCGATGGGCCAGAGCCTTTGAAACCACTCAGACTGAATCAGGCGGCGGCATTTCGTGCTGTCTCGCACTGCCAAGTCCTGCTTGTGAGCAGTCCCGAGGTAGCGCATCGACTGCATGCCTTTTGGCCCCCATTCCCATGCAGGCCAGATCACCGAGGTCAGCAGTGACTTCATCGTCCCAGGCGGGACGTTCATCAGCAGGCGGTAAATGTCGCCACTGGTCACGGCTTCCAGGTGATCGCAGATGGCCTCGACCGCCCAGCCCCATTTGAGGTCGGTTGCGGGTTCGAGGATGTGCCATGCCCGTTTTGCAAAGTTGCC